TTCTTCATCATCAATGAGGTCTTCTTCGACCGGAACAATTTCACCTTCTTCAATTTCTTGGTCACTCGACATTTGATCTATACTGAGAAAAGACCAACATCAATTTTTCGCGTCGTGCGGTACCAGGCCAAAAAAAAATCTCTGTATATAGTACAAAAACTCTCAAAATGGCTGGCGGTCTCATGCAACTGGTTGCCTATGGCGCTCAAGATGTCTACCTTACGGGTAACCCGAAGGTCACTTTCTTCCAGGCTGTGTACAAGCGACACACCAACTTTGCGATGGAAAACATCGAACAAACCACGAACGGTAACCCGGCTAACAACGGTCGCATCTCCGTGACTGTTGCCCGCAACGGTGACTTGATCGGTGACATGTACGTTGAATTGTCGTCGAAGGCTAGTCTCACCTCCAAGTCTGGTGCCACGGACTGCAACTGGGTTGCGGAACGTGCGATCAAGACGGCCGAACTCTCCATCGGTGGTCAACGCATCGACAAGCACTACCAACGCTGGTGGCGTTTGTACTCTGAGCTTTACTTGGATGAATCCAAGAAGGCGAACTACGCGAAGATGACGACGGGTAAGGGTCAAGTGTTCTTGCCGTTGATCTTCTTTTTCAACCGGAATCCGGGTCTTTATTTGCCGCTCATTGCCCTTCAATACCACGAAGTGCGCATTGACTTCGATTTGTCTGACATGTTCGAAGCCTACTTCGGTACCAACACCTTCAAGGTTTGGGGCAACTACGTGTACCTCGACACTGAAGAACGCCGACGCTTCGCCCAAAAGGGTCACGAATACCTCATTGAACAAGTGCAACACACTGGTGTCGATGCCGTGACCTCGGGTGATACCAAGAACATCCGTTTGTCCTACAACCACCCGGTGAAGGAACTCGTCTGGGCTGTCACTGGTGCGTCTTCCGCGGAAGACAAGTTGTGGAACTTCTCCTCCAACGTTGCGACGGGTGATGTCGTCGTCGAATCTGACCCGACGGCCGTCTCCGAATCCAACTGCTACGTGCCGCTCACACAAGCGACCGGTGTCCCGCTCTTCTCCGCGGGTGCCAACGGTGGTCTCCGATTGGTCGAAGAAGGTGCCTCTTCTGCCGCCGCTGTCGGTCCGCTCGACACCTTCAAACTTGTCCTTAACGGCCAAGATCGCTTCAAGGAGCAAACCGGTAAGTACTTCAACCAAGTGCAACCGTTCAACCACCACTCTGGCTGCCCGATGCCGGGTGTGTACGCGTACTCTTTCGCCCTCAAGCCGGAAGAGCACCAACCGACCGGTACGTGCAACTTCTCTCGTATTGACAACGCCCAAGTTGCCCTCAAGATTAAGTCCAGCATGGCGTCCGGTGCCGCGACGTCGCTCAACATGTTCGCGACCAACTACAACGTCCTTCGCATACAAAGCGGAATGGGCGGACTTGCTTTCTCCAACTAAGAAAGTTATGGCTACATTTTAGTATAAAAATCATTAACACAAACATTAAGATATTTCAAGTACCCTAATGTTTGTCTCGCGTTCGTGAACTAGAAATAATTTCAGGACTACTCGGATGCACACATAGATCACATCATACCGTGCTCTTCATTTGATATAAGCGACGAAGAGCAGCAGCGAAAGTGTTTTCATTATACCAACCTTCAATTATTGCCAGCTAAAGAAAACATCGCAAAGAGTAATAAGATATGCTGGTCTACACCGATGGAAGTTGTTTAGGAAATCCCGGGCCAGGTGGATGGGCCGTGTTAGGTCCAGACTTTAAACTATCAGGTGGTCAAGACAACACAACGAATAACATCATGGAAATGACCGCGGTAGTCAAAGCTCTTGAAGAATGCATCAAGCGTGAAATAGGTTCTGTTACAATTTTTACAGATAGTAACTATGTAAAGAATGGTATAACTTCTTGGATTAAAAAATGGAAACTCAATGGTTGGAAAACGTCATCCGGAACTGCCGTAAAGAACAAAGATCTTTGGGTAAAAATTGATCAACTTTCACAAGAAATATCAAATGTCGAATGGAAATGGGTCAGGGCACACAATGGTCAACCACAAAATGAACTCGTCGATACCATGGCCAGACAAGAAGCGACCGTGATTAAAATTGCGCGCGTAAAATAATGGGAGAAGAAGGAGAGAAACACCAATGGTGTTCCAAACAAGAAGGTCTTCTTAATTCGTGGGCCGAACGAGCCGCTGGATATCGTTGGCTACACAATCACGCGAGACTACATTTTAAAAAACAAAATGACTATCTTTCATATCCAAGTATCATTATCGCGAGTATCACAGGTGTCGGAGGTTTTGCCGTACTCAATCCAAGTGGCAATGAAAACGTCACACCAGAAACAAGATCCAAAATTATGATTGTCCAGTACATGTTTGCATTTCTCAATGTGATCGGTGGTATCCTCACATCCATAAGTAAATTCAGTCAAAGTTTATCATTGTCCGAAAACCATTCTGCGATGTGCATTCAGTATTCAAAATTTTATCGGAACATACAAATGGAACTTTCTTTAGATACTAGAGGCCGAACGTGTGTTATAGATTTTGTCAAGAAATGTCGCGAAGAATACGATCGCCTTTTGGATGAAGCACCGGACATACCAGCCATATCTATTCAGGCATTCAATATAGAATTTTCAGATCGTCTCAACAAACCGGATGTGTGTAATGGTCTAAGTATAATCGTGAGCGATGAGACCTCTTCACAACTCGCGTCTAAACGAGCTGTGACGAGATGGTTAACCGCGTTGTCCGCCGTTGCTAAACGTAGAAATAGTGCAGACGATGGTCTCGATAGAATGGAGTCTGTCTAGAAGTCTTCGTCAAACTCGATATCATCCGAGTCATCATCCAACTTTCCGTAGTCACCAACTCTCTTTTCAAAGAAATTTGTCTTACCATCCAAACTAATGTTCTCCATGAAATCGAACGGATTCTTGGAATTCCAAATGGGTGGTTGTCCAATTTGCTTCAAAAGACGATCCGAAACATATTCAATGTATTCAGACATCTTCTCTGCATTCATACCGATGAGACTACAAGGAAGGGCATCGAGAATGAAACCCTTTTCAATTTCGACTGCTTCCTTGACAATGTCTTGAAGAACCTTCGATGATGGTTTATTGCGAAGCATCTTGAAGAGTTCAACGGCAAACTCTTGATGAAGTCCTTCGTCTCGGCTAATAAGTTCGTTACTGAAGCAAAGACCCGGCAGAAGACCACGTTTCTTCAACCAGAAAATGGCACAGAAAGATCCAGAAAAGAAAATTCCCTCGACACAAGCAAATGCAAAAAGCCTTTCGGCGAAAGAGCGAGACTTTGTGTCGAACCATTTCATGGCCCAATTAGCCTTCTTCTCAATACAAGGAATTGTTTGGACCGCTTGAAAGAGTTGCTTCTTTTCGGTACCGTCTTTGATGTATTTATCGATCAACTTGGAATATGTTTCACCGTGCACCATTTCATTGTGAGACTGGTAAGCATAAAATGATCGAGCTTCAGATGCTTGAACTTCATCGGCAAAGTTGTTATTAATGTTTTCAAAAACAATTCCATCGGAACCAGCGAAGAATGCCAAGATATACTTGATAAACTTTTGCTCATTTTCATTGAGAGACTTCCAGTCTTCCATGTCTTTGGAGAAATCAATCTCTTCGGCTGTCCAATTGGACATTTGTGCCTTCTTGTACATGTCCCACAAGTTTGGATACTTAATAGGAAAGACTGTGAATCTATCGAGTGACGGGGTGAGCAGTGGTTCATATTCTTCTTCGAGGTAGTCCTGGAATTCAAAATAGTTACCGATGTGACGATCGTCCACAAATATTTGAGGGTAAGAATCCAATTTTCCACCACACAAGTCCTTTAACTTGTCCTTTTCTATCATAATCTTTTCGTAATCCAACCCCTCGGAAGCACAAAGCTCCGCGGCTAGGTTACAATATTGGCATCCTTCCTTCGAATAAATGTGAACTTTCATCTGTGTTATTAGGCCTGATAATTTTTTGTCCGAAAACTCTAAGTATGATTTCGCGCGAAGAAATTATACAGAACGATTTTGTGAAAGTGCTCGTAAACGAAAATGAACTAGAAGAAGAGATGTTTGCCATCGTAGGCATGAATACTGGAAATGTTTTGGGTCTTCATTATATTTCACCGACCGAAAAGTTGTACAAATCTGCATGTGTCTATCAACTTGAAGGTGGTGATATGAATCCGGCACCGTATGAAAGTATTTGCGAACACTACCTAAGTGGTACAACATTTGCTGACATTGGTATGAAGTCACTGGGTGAAAACATGTATGTCATCTACGACGAAATTGATGTCGAAGACTCCGACAGTGAGATCTACGAAGATGGTACAGACTCTGAAATGGATGATTTCATAGTTCCGGATGACGAAATTGACGGTGATGTCAATGCACCACCCGGATATGAAATTATTGACAAAGAATGGGAAGCTTGGGAACCTCAATCCCCAGGTGCTCGAAGTTTTAAAGAACGCGTTGATTTGATTGAAATGCTAGCTAAAAGACAAGCAGACGAACTGAATTTTTAGAACCTAAGTGCGTGTTCTCTTCAGAGATTAATAAGTTTGTCAAAATTACAATGGAATTGGCTGCTATATGGAATCAAATTGATGAACTCACAATCAGAAATGAAATAAGGCCAGTTAGTAATAAAAATTTTTGCAAGGAGTGCAACGGAGCTAAAGTTTTTTCACCAGAAGGACTTCCTGTCTGTTCGGAATGCGGTCTAGTTGAAGATAGTTTCATAGATGAATCACCCGAATGGACGAGTGGTGTCAGTGAAGATGGTAAAGTCAGTGATCCATCTCGTTGTGGCAATCCAAATGCAAACCCTGAATTGTACTCGCAATCATGGGGCAAAGGAACTGTTATGTCTACGACTGCGAGTTCTAAATACGAAATCAAACGCATGGCGAAGATTAACTTTCACATGTCTATGAACCACAAAGATCGAGCACTGTTTCATGCGTATAAAGATATCGACGAGGCGTGTTTCAATCTTCCAGACTCTATATTGAAGGACGCTAAAATAATGTACAAAAAATTTGATGACTCCAAACTTACTCGAGGTGCTGTGCGTACAGGCATCAAGGGTAACTGTGTACTCTATGCATGTAGATTAGCGAATGTTCCGCGGACAACCAAAGAAATTGCGGGTATGTTTGGTATTCAAAGTAAAGATATTAGTCGGACTACACAATTGTTCAAAGAAACAATCATGGGTAAGACTGAAAAGAATTACATCACGAAGCCATACGACGTGGTGCATAGACTTTTAGCAAACTTTGACGTCGGTCAAGACTATAGATCTATATGTTCAAGACTTTGTGCAGAACTTGAAGACTGTGTTGACTTGATGAGCAAAACACCGAACAGTATTGCGTCAGCTGTTATATTGATTACCCTTCGTGGTTCGTTCACGAAAAATGACATATGTTCAAAGTGTGAAGTGTCTGTGCCCACCATAAACAAGATTGAAAATATTGTTAAAAAGCACTTAGAGCGTAAGAACGTTAGCTATTAAACTATGGTCAAATTGTTTTTGAGTACACCGTGTTACGGTGGTCTCTGCCTAGACAAGTATATGATTAGCATTATTAAGTTGCAACTACTTTTAATACAAAAAGGTATT